GGGTGTTGATACGATTACAGAGAACTATATTCGTAACATGAGAGCTAATGGTGAGAAGATAAATAAAACTCCAAGAATTCTTATGTCTACAATTCACGGCGCTAAAGGTGGCGAACGTGAAAAAGTTTTAGTTTTGTTAGATCTAACAACAGCAGCAATTAAACAAGGAGATGAGGATCCAGATGATTTACATAGGTTATTCAACACAGCTTTCACAAGAGCTAAACAAGAATTACATATTGTAGATCCTCGAGATTTTAACAAAGCATACACTATATGACAAACAAAGCATTTTTTAAACAGGTAGGTGGTAAACATTATAAGACAATGAAAATACAACCATCAATTTTTATTAACGAAAACAATTTACCGTTCGCAGAAGGTAATGCAATTAAATATATCTGTAGACATAGATTAAAAGGTAAGAAGGAAGATATATTAAAAGCAATTCATTATTTAGAAATGATATTGGAAAGAGATTATAAATGAGAACGTTTCAACAAATATTATTTACACCACAAACAGAATGGGTGGTTCCAGAAGAACTAAAAGATCTACGTGGTCATAAAGAAATAGCAGTGGATTTAGAGACCTGCGATCCGGATTTAATGGAGCTAGGATCGGGGAACGTGGTTGGTCGTGGTAAAATTGTAGGAGTTGCTGTGGCAGTAGAAGGTTGGTCAGCATATTATCCAATAGATCATCAAGGCGGTGGTAATATGGATAAAAAATTAGTTTTAAATTGGTTACAAGATTTATTTAAACAAGATGCTACATTTATATTTCATAACGCGATGTATGACGTATCTTGGTTAAGATCAACAGGACTTATCTTACCAAAAGATGTTAGAGATACTATGATTGCAGCATCACTCGTTGATGAAAATAGATTAAGTTATCGTCTTGATACACTTGCAAAAGAATATGCAGGCATTGGTAAAGATGAAGCAGTATTACAAGCAGCAGCAAAAGAATACGGAATCGATCCTAAAAAAGATTTATGGAAACTTCCATCTATGTTTGTTGGCCAGTATGCAGAAAGAGATGCAGAGTCTACTTTAAAACTTTGGCATGAAATGAAAATAGAAATTAATAAACAAGATCTTGTAGATATATTTGATATGGAAACAAAATTATTTCCTTGTCTTGTAGATATGAGATTTAAAGGAGTAAGAGTTGATGTAGAAAAAGCAGAGAAAATTAAACAAAGATTGATAGAAGAAGAAAAGAAATTATTGTTTAAAATCAAAGAGTTAACCAAGATTGATGTAGAATTATGGGCGGCAGCGTCTATTGCAAAAGCATTTGATGCACTTAAACTTCCTTATGATAAAACAGAAAAAACAGGAGCTCCAAGTTTTACAAGAAATTTTTTAGCAAATCATCCACATGAACTTGCGCAATCAATTGCAAATGCAAGAGAGATAAATAAAGCACACACAACTTTTATAGATACAATCACAAAACATTCTCACAAAGGAAGAATACATGCAGATATAAATCAAATTAGATCTGATCAAGGTGGAACGGTGACTGGAAGATTCTCAATGTCTAATCCAAACTTACAACAGATTCCTGTAAGACACAAAGAGTTAGGTCCATTAATTAGATCTATATTTATTCCAGAAGAAAATTGTAAGTGGGGAGTATTTGACTACTCACAACAAGAACCAAGAATATTAGTTCACTATGCTAAACTACAAAATTTAGAAGGAATAGATGAAATTGCTAATGCTTACATTAGTGGTGAAGCAGACTTTCATGCAGCAGTTGCAAAGATGGCTGGCATATCTAGAAATCAAGCAAAGACAATTAATCTTGGATTAATGTACGGCATGGGTAAAAATAAATTAATGGCTGAATTAGGTTTAATGAAAGAATCTGCAGAAAAATTAATTGCGCAGTATCATTCTAAAGCACCTTTCATAAAACAATTAATGAAAAATACTACAAACAAAGCAGAACGATCTGGAATAATTAGAACTTTAAAAGGAAGAATTTGTCATTTTGATATGTGGGAACCTTTAACATTTAATACAGGCACACCTAAAAAATTAGAAGATGCACAGAAAGAATATACCTTTGGTATTAAAAGAGCTTTCACTTATAGAGCATTGAATAGATTAATACAGGGATCAGCAGCAGATATGACAAAAATGTCTTTAATACATTTACATGAAAATGGTATTGTACCTCACATACAAATACATGATGAAGTTGATATATCGGTTGAATCACCAGAACATGCAAGTAAGATAATAGAAATTATGGAATCAGCAGTTAAATTACAAATACCAAATAAAGTAGATTATGAATCAGGAAATAATTGGGGTGATATTAAATAATATACAATGTCTTATTTAAATGCTAACATACCACCCATATACTGTAAAATAAGGAGAGAATATTTATATGACTTACGAAAACATCACGGCGAAACTGAAGATTGTGTGGTCTTTGCTATTGCAAGCATTCCAGGGCGTGCGATCTTATTTCATGCTTTACTTACGAATGGTGCAATATATTGGCGGCTTCCTATCAGTGCTTTTCTTCAAGGAAGAAACAGCGGTACTATGCATCAGGGAAAAATGGAATCTCCAGATCTCGAAGATCTTGAGCTATGGAATTCATTTAGTTATTATCCTTCTGTTACTACTTTTGATTTTTTAATCGGACAGCGCTGTAAATATTTAGGAAAGGATAAAAAATTTATTCATGGACAATATTTATTTACAATTGATTGGGCACATCCGGAACCTAATATTCTCGATACTGAACATTCCGAAATACCTGATCAGCATAAGTGTGCTCATGTATTGGCTCTTGATGACGGCAATTTTGCAGCTCAGCCTAATAATCGTATTTTGTGGAGTATTCCTAGCTTTACAACTTCAAAACATTGGCCAGATTATAAAGTACAAACTAACGAATGGAATGTAGAAAATAGATCATGGAAAACAGATGATACTGATAATTTTTTTTATGATATAATAGATAAGGAGAAAAAAAATGAGTAGTGAGTTTAAAGTAAGTGATCAAACAAGTGTAGCCTTACCTATAAAAAATATAGTGGCTATTGTATCTGCTATTGTTGTAGCAGTATGGACGTATTTTGGTATTGTTGAAAGATTAAATAGAATAGAGACAAATGAGAAATTAATGGCTCAAGATCTTCTTAAAAAAGCAGATCAAACTCCAAAAAACCAAGAATTATTTATGTTGATTGAGTATCAAGCTAAAACAATAGAAAAACATACAAAACAATTAGAGGAAAATGTTCACACTAAAGTATTAATATCTCAATTAGAAAAAAAAGTAGATAAATTAGAAAAAGAATTAGATACTGTAAGAGGTAAATAATGATAGAAGTAGTATTTGCATTATTAATGTATATGAATGGTAAATTAGAAGGCTATTCTCCTAAAGCCAATATTGCGGATTGTTTAGAACAAAAAAGAAAAGTAGAACGTGATGGTAATCCAAGTGTTACTTCATGGAGTTGCAAAGAAATAAAAGCCATTGTAGAAGTAGATAAACATGGCATTAAAAGAATCAAAGAAGTTAAGCAAGAGTAATTGTATTAACAATCTGACAGTTGGATGCTGTCTCTTAAATCACTGTAAATGTTATGACAATCAAGACTATAATAATAAAATATTTGATAGTAGCTCTAGCAGCATTTGCATTAGGTACATTCTTTCCGAACCCCGTCGCCAAGAAAAAGACTCAGAGTGAAACAGTCGCCTGGGCAAAACAACTAGGGTTTGGACCCCCTAGGTTTGAGTATTCAAACGACAAAGAATTCATATCCTCCCTTAAAACTTGCATAAATTATCTAAATTTTGACATCCCGAGAAGACAAAGAATAAACACAGAATTAATAGTAGCTCAGGCTATAGTTGAAAGTGACTATGGTAGATCACGATTTGCACGTGAAGGACACAATCTTTTTGGTATAAGAGTGTGGTCAAAAGATGGTATGTTGCCATACAAGCAACCTGATTCAATTGATTGGAGAGTAAGAGTCTTTAAAAGTAAATGCGAATCTGTTAAGTATTACATTGAAATTCTAAATACAAAAAGAGTGTATGCAGAGTTTAGGAGAGTTAGAGAAATTACAGTCAACAGAGATCCTATTGCTATGGCTAAAACTTTAGATAACTTTTCTACAAATAAGCAATATGAGAAACACGTAATAGAGGTAATAAATAAATTAAGAAATGAAACTAAGTGAAAATTTTACATTAGATGAATTAACAAAGTCTCAAGAAGCAATA